TCAATTTTGTAATTCAGATTCTTGCTGCATACATTCTTGCTCGATGTCAATCATAAAATTCGTCATCATCACCACTTTCCCCATTAAATCTGGAGTTATAGGTGCCTTATAAGCTTTTTGAATAAGTTCGTTAATTTCATTTTTATTGTATTTTTCATCAACTGAGCGAAGTTCGTTTAAGAGTTTTTTTCGTTTTACCCCATCCTGTCTCAATTCCATAATGGAAAATGCTCTATGCGCCAAAACAAAACAATGATCGCCTTCGTCTTTACTAAGAATTTCTTCCAGACTATTTGTATCGTCGTTTGCAATAGTTACAGGTGAAACTAAAATTAAAGACAATAGAATCAATTTTATATTCATACATTTCACTTTAATTTACTCTAAATTCCAGCAATTATAATCTTGGCGTAAAAATATCAGCAACCATATAACCTTTGGCTTGGGTTTGTTGATTAATTAACTTAATACTTAATTTGTTCTTCATGATTCATATTAATTCACCCTATAACCAATAGTCACATTATACTGAACAAAGTCAGCATCTTGACCGGAATAAATTGATTGTCCATTCAAACACTCTAAGTGTTCGACTGAGAAATATTCAAAATGTGCCAGCAATGTATCACTAAGTTCTGTTACTTCCCTGTCTCCAGTATTAGGACGGGCAAAACACTGAATTAAGATATTACCACTACGGCGTGTACACGGCTTATCCCCTAGTCCAGCTATAAAACTTGGTCCTCCCGTAATGGTTAAACGACACCACACACCTTTTGTTGGTACAGTAAAATCTGGTGCATTTTGATACTGGATTCTGTCTTGAGATATTCCTGTGAAGCTCATCATACGGTCGACTATTGCTTGTCTAGCTTGCTCTAATGTCATTGCCATTTTAGCCACCGTACTTTTGAGTAATGTAAGTAAACGTTGTGCTATAAATGCCCTGCGGTGCTTGATCGGACCAACCGTTTTCTAAGCGTTCAGTATATGGCTGGTTGTTTTGAATATAGATCAAACTACCCAGCTTAAATTTAACAGCTTGAATCGCGGCATCTTGCACCGCATTTGTAGAGGGCTCTCGCACTCCGTAATCACCAGATCCAACAGAAACAATATGCGATGCCCTATAAGCACCAGTATCAACAGGACTAGAAACAACAAGTGATTGCACTGTATCCATGGTGATTTTTTTTACATGCTCATCTGCCTGTTTTTCAACTTCAAAACTAAAGCTGCTCGGCCTTGCTCCCTTTCACCCCATGTTTTTTTAACCTCACTTGCTTCGAACATTTCAAAAAGATCTTGAGCAATCGCTTGTATCGAATACGCTTCAAACTCTACAAGGTTCACTTTCACCCATTCGCCGCTTTACTATTTGCCAGACATGAACAGCTTCATGTAAAAGCAATCCATAAACTTGAATTTGATCTTTATCCGCCGTATCACCGATTTGGACAATTGCATAAGCACCATCTGAAAAAGTACTAACCTGTGCATCCGCTCCCATATCCAAAAATTGATCGGCTTTATCCATATCTTCAAATAACAAATCCATATGTATTTGATTTCTAGTAAGCGTGTACTGCACATGTTGGAATGGTGAGATATACCACTCTGGTACATAATCTGTACTTATCATCTAGACTCCTAAATTGCGCCCATAAAAAAACCCACCGAAGTGGGTTTTAACTTAAATCTAAAAACTTATACTACAATTTGAATTTCTTAAAATAGTCTGGCTCTAGATCTGCAAAAGGATTTTTAGAAATTTCAACAACTTCCAGAATATCCCCTGAATTTTTATCAATTTTCAAAATATTTTGCTTTTGATTAGAGGCTATCCATAGATTGTCAAATGTTTTCAATTTTGGATCAAAAATTATTCGATAGTCGACTCCACCTTTGACGCCAGGGAATAAACCATTCAATTTTTCAGCAAAAGTTAAAAGGATGTAGGGAACATATTCAAGAGTAATACCTTTATAGTCCCATACTTTTTTAGCATCAGCTTTAAGAACCCACTCTTTAAATTCACTAAAAAAAAGTGATTTATTAATGATTTTCATACACGCTAAATAAATTTGGAACATATTATTATTTACAAACTGAATCATTTGAAGGCCAGCTTCTTTATCAAGCGTACCGTCTTCTAAGCCTTCATAAGCACTACCATTCTTAGTAATTGTAGGACAGTTTGAATCACCTGATCCATGCCAAAAATGCGCACGTTTATCTGAGGTATGATTGGCTTTAATAGTCATTAACGTTCCACAATAACCACATACACCCGCTGCCTTCCCATTTTTAAGAAACCATTCAATCGGATATGCTTGATTTGTCTTTTCATCAATAGCTCTAAACGGCATTTTTACTCCTAAATTATATTCTTAAGATTAAGATATATAACTTAAAAGAATACTTTATTGAATGGTAAAATATATCAATAAATAGATTAACTTAATTTAATATTTAAACCTTCCTCAACTGACATTTCCAAATAGTTGCAGCTGGATCTTGTTTAATATGCACTATTCGAAAAGTACCTTTCGCCGTGCTCCATTCATCATCAATCTTTGGCTCTTTGGTAACTTCATTCTGTAGCACAATTGCCTTCTTATCAGTTGCTAGAACTCCAAGGGTTAATATTTCATACTGGTTATAGGAACCAAAAAGAACACCTCGGCCTTTATACTGCTCAATTACATCTTCTGAAGTATTCGTTTTAGGATTCCAATTAGTACTAACAATGCGATCACAAGTAAAAGTATGAACGGCGTCGGCAAGGTCTTCATTAAATGCTTCAGCGATATCTGCCTGAATCTCGTCTCTTAAGCTCATTAGATTTTCCTAATAAACATCACTGATCGACGTTTACAATATGGCTTGATCAAATCAAGAATGTATTGTTCAGTTGCATTAAGCTTTACAGATCCGTCCTGATATTCTTTTTCAGTTTCAACCGTATCAGCTTTGACTTTCTTACGTTTTAGTGCCTGTTCCTGCCCTTGATATAGATCACCTTTCATAATGCCTTTGATGATTTGATAGGAGGCTGTTTTTAAGGGTTCAGGTACTTGGGTAACGTCTTCATCAGGCTTAACGTTACGTGCTAATAAATAAGCTTCAGACTTTTCAAGATAGTCAGCTTTATCACTGTCAGATAAAGCAGCAAAGCCAGCTACACGTTCAATTGCTTCTTGTTCAGTGATAAAGCTCATGGATTATTCCTTTGGAATTAATGCTAAAAGCTCGTCTTTTTTAGCACCTGATTCAAATACAATACCCTTTTCAGTTAAGACGGCACGAAGCTCATCAACTTTAAGGCCTGCATAGTTAATTGGTTGAACTTCACTTGGCTTTTGATCACTTGCTGGATTCTGACCATCTTCACCAGTTTCAAGCTCAGCAATACGTGTTTTCATTGCCTCAGGATCATTCTGAAAGGCAATAAACTCACCTTTTAAGGTTGCTAATTGTTCTTCGAGTTCAGTTACTTTTGCTTGTGTCATTTGACGTTCTCTCATGCGGTTAAATGCGGATAGGCCCATTGATTTATCTCCAAAAGAAAAGGCGGATAATTCCGCCCGTCTTTATTTAACTTTGTGCTTGAACGCCACAATACGAATCTGCTTTGGATCGTAAACGCGTTCCCAGTTGGTATCAGATGAAAGACCTGCATTATTCGGTGCAACACCCATTGCACCAGCCCACTTGATGCCACGAGGATGCAAGACAAAGTGACGGCGGTTAATGAGAATGTCCGAGCCTGAGAGACTGTCTCGATCCGTCTCAACCCCTACAGGAGCACCGATATCCTGAAAGCCGATAGCGCCTTGGCCAAAGAGGAATGATGTGAATACATCACCATCAACTGGCATACCTTCATCGACAATCACACGGCGATCCATGAATGTTTTATAGAGCACCACGCCATCTGCATCACGTACGGTTTCAATCAAGCCCTGCTTGGCCAGTGCCGCCATGGTTGCAGAATGCATGGCAATAGCCGTTAATTTATCAACCGCATCCCCTAGCTTGTAAGACGCGTCAATAAATGAAACACCATCAATAACTGCTGCCGCTCCAGCACCAGCAGAGATGTCATGTGTATTGCTTGCCATACTTGCAGAACCGAACACACCTTTAAGTGTATTCACGGTAAAGCCTTGAAACTCACGTGCCCAGTAATCAGCGACCAGATCACCAACTGCACCAAGAGGATCGTCACCAGATAAAGCTTTTGCGAGGTCATTGGCACTCCATGCCTTACCACGTGCATGCAAAATGGCAATATCTTGACCCGCTGCAATATTGTTTACGGTTAAAGGAGTCGCATCTGAAAATACTTCAGATTCTCCATCCAAATCGTTCCAGAACGGGATATTAACGGTTGAACCGCCTTGTGTACCGAATGCAACTTCACCATCCAGCTCCCCTACAATTCCCGACTGCCATAAAGCTGATTTCTTGGCAGTTTTATTTAAAACGTACTGAGTAAATAGCTCGGGTACGATGACATCAGCAATTTTTGTCTCAACCATTAGGCTTTACTCCTTAAAGATTAATACCGTGTTTTGCAGCCAGCTCTTTAGCAAGCTGCGGATTTTCATTTCGTAATTGGGCAAGTTTGGTCAGGTTCACCGAACCGTCTGGCTTAGTGATATCGACCTGTCCTTTTGTATTGGTGCTACCAGGTGAACCTGTTCCATTTGCTTTAGGCCAGAAATAAGGCTTTTGCTCACGTAAGGTTCCGACCCATTCTTTTGGTGATAACGGCTTCTTACCGTCTTTACCGATGATCACTTCACCTTGTGTGTCGACTGCTACGGCCTTACCATTTTCGTCGAGTACAAATTTAGATTGAGCAAGAAATGCGATATCGGCTGTTGCTTCAGGCAAAGCCTCCAGTTCAAGAGCAGCCTGTACAATCTGACTTTGAACAACCGACTGCTTGAACTTGTTGGCATAGGCTTCTGCTTTATCAGCCCGTTCTTTTTCGGCATTGAGTAACTTGTCATGCTGTTCACGCATCTTCTCGGTGCGCTTCTGGATGACTTCACTCACCTTACCTTCAGCAATTAATTTCGCATCTTCATCCTGCTCCAGTTGGGCAAACAGTTTTTTGACTGTTTCAGGATCAATACCTTCATACTGTTTTTGAAGCTTCTGGAGTTCCTGCTTTGCTGTCTTGGCGGCATCTTTCAAACCTCTCGTTTGATTAAGTTGAGCCTTATCTCAAGGCATAAAAAAAGCACCTTATTAGGTGCTTTAGTTAAAAAATTAAATATTATTCACATTTGTAATCTGTATCATTTAACGCAGCTTTTGCTCGTTCATAATGACCTTTAAAAATTGACTGTGACTCCTTTACTTTTTCAATAGTTGAGTCATCATCGATATTATTAATTTTCATTAATTCCTTATATTCAGTGAAGTGTTCAGAAATTAAATTTATTAAATTTAAATGGGCTTTATTCAGTTCACACCAAGCTTTTTTAGACTGTAATTTTTCTGAAAGAGGAATTTTTTTATCATCATAATCTCGTGAAGAAGCATAGTTATTGAACACTGCTTTATTCAATTCACCTTGCAGACGCACATATTCATCTTCAAAATTAAAATTCTCCGCAGCGAAGCTAATCGATGTACCCAAAATACTAAATATTAAAATTAAGAATTTCATTTGATTTTTAACCATTTTTGATAAGTATCAAACACAATTATACTTACAGTTTTAACCCTTTGAATATATTATCTAAATCGATAATTTATGTATTAAGCCTCAAATTAACTTCTGTAAATGTTTTTCATAAAAAATAAGCTCCACAAGCGAAACCAGCTGTAAATGCCCCCATAATAATGATACAAAGCCACAAATATACTGAGCCCATAATATCTGGCATATTCTTACCCCTTAGTGATTTTTCGCAGCCATCTTCTCAATCGATATTTTGAGCGGGTAGACAATTGGAAATTGCCCTCACCTTTTAGGCCTAAATTCATGATCCAAGCTCCTTAAATGTTTGCTCATCCAACTTGCGAAGTTGGTCAATTGTGTAAAGCCGTCCTTCAGGATCAAAGAACTTATCAAAATCAAACTTCCCCTCCTTGAATAGCTTTAACGCTTTGGTCCTAGCCATTCTTTCTGGAAAAATTCATCTGTTTTGTTAAAGAACTCTTTGAATGTGGTGTTTGCATCCAATTGCCCTATTAATTGGCTACGTTCATCTTTCGGGATGTCCTTTACTTTGCGCTCACCCATCACAAATGGACGTTCACCGACAAGCTGACCATCTTTTTCGACTGGTACCAAGATACTTCGACAATTAGGATGCAACGGCGGTACCCGCTTTGCTGGGTCATTCACTTCCCAAACAGATCCGTCCAAAGAAGCACATAATTTTGTTGTTCTACCATCCAAAACACTTACAAAACGGACATATTCAAAACCGATTTTATTGAAAGTGTCTAAATATGCTTGATTCGCCACATGGCTCCGTACAGTTCGTACGGTACGATCAATATCAGTTTTGGAACTGGTTAATAAGCCATCTTCATAATTAAGGCGTTTGGTACCACGAATCCGCTGGACGATTTCCTGATTAGTTTTGCCTGAGCTAATCCCGTCACGGATAGCATATTCGACCTTTTGACGTGCGCTTTCAGCAATCTTACTTAGAAGATCATCTACAAGAGCTCCACCAACTAAAGGGGCCTTCTTAGCAGCAGTAAACAGCTTTTCACCGTTAGGTTTCTTAATCTTGCCGCCGTATAACTTAGCTGTGTAATTAGCCTCATATACAGCCATTGCAGTTGCTGAAACTGCAAAAGCTTCAGGCAATGAAGAATTTAGACTTGTATGCCAGCCGGATATTAAATCTCGTATCTCCTTGAGGTTGGCCGTTGTGTAAAAACCCGCTGCAAGAGCTGCTTTCTCAGAATCATTTAACTCATCCAACAAATCCCGAAGCTTTGCCAGCATTAAAGCTGACTCATCATTAAAGATTGTTAGTAATTCATTAACTGATTGAGACGATGCCCGGAACAAATATGCTTGATGTTGAGTTAATACCTCGAGCAGTGATTTATCTTCTGAGGCCATTTATTACTCCTAAAGCGGCATACTATCTCGCTCACTTTCAACACGCTTCAACTCTTCCTGAAAATCATGAGCTGGCAACTTACCAGTAGCGATATATTCCCAATACGTCTGGAACGAATTCTTTCCAGCTATGGCGCCTTCATATAGTTGCTTAGCAAGATTGATATCGTATTGCTGAACGATAAACTCAGGTTCAACCGTAAATGAATATTTTGTCGAATCCAGCTTTAACCACTGAGCCGCATATTTGATAGCTTGTTCAATAGCTGCAGCCGCACACATCACGATACTGTGAAGACTTGCTTGCTGATCGTCTTGCCGTGCACGGCGCGCTTCACCTGATTCCTGTGTATTGGTATCAACTACTTTAGCTCCAGCTTCTAATGCCGAATTCTTTTGTACATCCATTTCCTTTTTAGTGAGTTCAATGCCACTACCTGAAATTTCGAGATAACCACACTGAGATTCACCAGGAAGGCTCCAGACAGCCATTACACCTGTAACGCTAAGATCGGGATCTTCATCATCAATACCGTTAATCCATGGTTGAGGGTGCGCTGTATGGTGAAGTGATTGAAAATAGTCCGCACTAAGCTGGTAATACTTCAAAGCAGCTTTAGCCATTGTCAAAAGAGGGACCGTTCCAACATCTGGTGAATTATCAGTGGTACCGCAAAAAACGAATGGCGTAAAGGAAAGCAGATTACCGCCTAGACCAGGTGTTTTATCTTCTTCAGTAGAACCATCAAATAATCGAACCGATAAAGCACCGTCCGTCATAGATAAAACACGATGAACCGTCTTTGTATTGTGGCCAAACTCATCTTCACTATTATCAAATTGCTCCTCGAGCACCAAAAGCTTTAAATCTTTTCGACCACCGATACTGTTTTCCTTCCAGTTAATAATCGATAAAGCATCGTAAAGCGCGAAATAAGGCACGCCATTAGCATCGACATCAACCAGTAATCCACATCGACCATATTCCAATAACTCTAAGCAAATTCGAATAAAAAGCTGTTTAAGACCAAATCCGTCATTGGTTGCATTAGTGATAAGTGTTTTTAACAAATTGCTTTCAATGACGATATTTGGATCTAACTTTGAAACCAAACCAATCATCGTACGAAGAGAATCTTGAACCCAAAGTGGATACTGAGCACGGCTTAAATAAGCTTTGTAAATCTCTCCAGCTGTATCTCCCTGCTTTTCAGCCTCAATCATGCCAGCCGATTTTGCTAAGTACTTCGTTTGTGCCTGTTTGATCTGCTCTTCACCGGCAACGGCGTCACGCATAATCTCCCAGCTTTTTTGTGCAGCAATATACTGCGGATGTTTATCAGTAACTGCCATAAAAACACCAATAAAAAAGCACCTAAAAAGGTGCGTTGTTTAAGACATCCCGCGAATCTTACGAACTCCAACAGATTTTTGTCGATCGGGAATAAATAAGCGATTGGATATGTACCAGCGTCATTCATATGGTCAAAACCGGCACTCTTATCCGGCTGTCCATAATCATCATAGATTTGTCGCTCTAGGCATTTGGCAAAGTGAGGACATTTATCAACATTTACGAATAATCTACGCTCAGACAAAGTATTGCAGAGCATTCCGTTCATTGAATTAATACGATCCTTAACAGCGGGGTTTCTACTGTTCACATGTACTTTAAAACCAGCCTTTCTTAGTAAAGCCAGATCCGTTTCACTAGCATTACTCGATTTTCGATTCTCACCTGAAGCATCGGGATAAACTGCAACCTCATGATCTGGAGAATGCTCTTGGATAGCTTCAATCATTGCTGGAGTATCGAACAGATTAACGAACTCATCGACCGCATGCATATGCTCACCACGTCGAACATACACCACAGCAGCCATCTTGGTTACGTTAAAGTCCATCCCAATATGAAGTACATCATTTACCTTAACTGTTTCAGTTGATGCATTTAGCAACCGGTTAAAACAATAGTAGATAACACCCTGATAACTCTCAAAGCTTGCTTCATATTCCTGACTAAAAGTCTTAGGATCCATTTTGCGCTTAGCAACAATGATTTCTGACTCAGGAATATTCCCACCCTGAAGGGATGTATAAGAAAAGCTTTTACAATCTGGTTCATGACCGGGCTGACCATCCATGAATGTGTCATAACAATGGTTAAAGCCTTTAGGTGTGCCAATACGTAAAACATGACCACCTACTCGCTGCTCGCCATTCACCATATACTTACAAGTAGAAAGCATCGGGCGAAGTACTTCTTCCCATGCAGCCCATTTACAGTCGGCCCATTCATCAATAATTAAGAAAAATAAACCAGATCCACGAAGGTCATCATAGTTATCTAGACCTACAACTCGGATGATATGGCCACTTCTTAAAGTAATTGAGCATTCAGTTTCATTCGGCTTTCCAGCTCGCCAAGATGCCGGAATTGCTTGTTTTAATCGTTTCCAGAAAACCCGTTTTGCTTGCTTAAATGTAGGCGCTGCATACCAAATCTCATCTTCAACAGAAACTTTCCATTTTGCTGCAAGTCTTGCGGCTCTTCGCATTTCCGCTTTAGCTAGGAAAGTCTTACCAAAACGTCGACCACAAACAGCATCACGGAATCGGGCTTCTTTTTGCCAGCCCCATAAATAAATATTGGCTTGTTTAGGTGTTAATTGAACTGAACCTTCTGGAGGATTAAAGAATTGGCTCATTTGGTATCTCCTCATCAGGATTCAGCACAAGCTTGTAATCCTCTTCAGGTGGACGATACTCAGGGGGATTCACTTCACGCTGTAACTTCTGAAGTTCGAGCTTTTTAATCTCGGGTTCGACTTCAGCTTTTGTTTGGCTTGCTTCTGGATTACCACCTTTATTACCTTGTTCTCCCCTTTTGTCATAAAACCCTTTCATGATCTTTTGTATTTGGTCCATGATCTTAATTGTCATGGTCACATTGTTTTTTTTAGTCCAAAGCAAATCACTTAAAATCTTCAACTGAACAATGTCATTTGCTCCACTAATTTTATTCAGTGGCTGACTCAAATAGTCTTCCCGAGTTTTTTCAAAAAATTCTTTGAGCTCCTTACTTAAGTCTCTACCAGCAAACTTTGTAGGATCGTATGACTCTACCTGCTGTCTCGAAACATCAATTTCAAATTCTTCCTTGACGAGACTTACTGTTTCTTGAGGGGTATTAAACACAGCAAGCGATTGTACAATAAAGAGTTTTTGCTTTTTATTTAATGTCGCCATTTCTCTCTATCCGTCAAGGTACGTCAAGGAAACATGGCAAAAAAATGAGCCCGAAGGCTCAACTTATTAAACATGTCCCACAGCACTTTGAAATATTCACATCTGATACAAACGGCGCTTGCTTCGCCACTTCAATTAGTCGCTTCACGCTTTCGTCCGCTCCCCATCTTTTAACTACGCCAACAAATTCTTCAACGTCATGGCCCGCTAAATAGTGTTTAGGCAAACCAGTCATTTCACTAATTAATGGATCACCATCTTCATCACGTTCAACTCCTATGTGGTAAAGCTCATGCTCTATCAATGCACAGAAATCACGATCAGTCGCCTGATCGCAATAACTTGCATCAATTGTGATGAGGTACACAGGCACATACCCAAACCAATCGCGCATTTGCTGCTCTTGACGAGCTTTTTTCCATCCGCCCTGATTAAACATAACTTTTTCACATTGGCCTAAAACCATGCGCTTTTTAGCCATACAAGCAGATGATGCCCAAGCAAAAGCCAAGAACTCCTCATTGTCATGTATTAGTTCAGCAATATGGTCAGGGTTAGGGTTAGGGTTAGGGTTAGGGTTAGGGTTATGCAAAGGATCACCAATAGTTAAAAAATTTGCAATTACCCAATTCATTAAATCAGGGGCTGGCGCCAATAGAATTGCTTCTTCTTCATCGGCCTTATCAATTAATTCCTGTGGAGGAAATGGTCTGATCTGATCCATTAAATATTTTCCTCTTTAAATTTTTAAGCCATTGGCTAGCGAAATGAGCTTGGATCTGTAATGGACCAGATTCATTAATCTTAAATCTTGGTGCTGCTTCTAACCGAACAACGGTATATCCCATTGATTCAACAACATCGTAACGATCATGGCTCCAAGCTTTATTTTTAAGCTTGCCCTTACGTCCACCCGACCAAGGGCCACCAGCAATTTCAACAAGAATACGATGTTCAATTAAATGAAAATCAAAACGCCAATGCTTTGTAGATTTAAACTGAAATTTCTTTTTGTATTTAATTTCCAGATTATCTAAAGCTTCAGTAAATTCTTCTTCAGCTTTTAGATACTTTTCAGTAGCCTTAGGTAAAGCTTTATTACGTGCTTTTTTCTTATAAAGCTTTTTATTAGTTAAATAAGTGTAGTCATCAACTTCTATATTCAACCCTTTTAATGCGAGATAAGAAATGAAAAAACAACCATCAGCAAATGATTTAAATGTAATAAATGAAAAACTTAAAAATCTCGATGACTCAATAAAAGAATTATTAGAGTCAACTTATGAATTTTTTGATAATGATCAATACTATAGTATTGAATCCGCTTTTCTACTTGATCATGCTCTAAATTTAAAAATGCATTTTTACAAGTCATATCCGGAATTGGCACCAGAGCATTTAAAAGATGTTGAGCATAACCGTATTATCCATTTTGAAAATACTCAAGTATCACATACACGCGAAAAGAACCCAGAGGATAGCTTGGATCAAATTCAGCCTAAATACTCAAAAAATGAAAGTTAAGCGTATTTCTTAAAAATAAAAACCCCCGCCAATAACTAGTATGAAGCGGGGCCGTATACGCCGTAATCTGTCCGGCAATTAATAAACTGATTGAATGAGCATTTTCGCAATATCAAAGTATTCTCATTTTCTTACGTGTATGTCTCAATTAGATATTCCAGTAGATATTTTATTTATCTAATTGAAAATCTTTTGGAAAACCATTAGCAATGCAAAAGTGGCATAATTGATAAGCTAATCCAGCAAGCACTCAATTAATGAATACATATTATGAAAAGTCACGAACCTCAATATGAAGAAAACCTGAAAAAGGGTGCGTCTATCTCACCTTTGGTTGTTCCTTTAGTTATTGGAATAGCATACGGTACAGTTATTCTTTTTCAAGGAGATCTGAGCGGTGCATTTGTGATTTTTCTCATGTATCTTATGTTTGGGCTTCCCTTTACATACATCATTACCTTTGCCCTGGTTTTACCAATGGCTATCTTTCTTCGGAAGTTAAATGCTTTAACTTCTGCTGGATTATACCTTTGGTGCACGCTACTTGGACCAGTTACGTACTACGCCTATCTTTATCTGTTGAATGGCGGATCAGAACGAACACCCGACCTTTATGGGATCATCTTCTCTCTGTTTTGCGGATTTCTTTCAGGGGTTGCATTCTGCCGGATTGCTAGGATTTGAATGAGCCGCTTGTGAGTGAGGATAGCCGCATCTAACATATGGCAGTTTTCTTATTTCAGCATATCGCTTTGCATCACACATGAAATACGCTCTTTAGCTGATTCAAATTACTCATGTTTCAGTTCAAATCCAATTTTCACAAATAATGGTCATTAAAAAACCCGCTTCAAAAAGAAACGGGTCATAAAAAACAAAAACTTTCAGCGCAGTATTTGATACTGATAATACAAATTAAAATATGTATTTACAATATATTTTAAGAATATAAATGTTGAAATAGGATATTTGTCAACCAAGTATTAAATGCTTGCTTTGATACGAAAGAAGGAGCTTGGAATAGATCGATATCAAAATTTAAATCATGATGTCCTGAAATTTTATATCGACCACCGCCTAAAGTAATGATGTTCGTATAAGGATATTTCAATGTAGTTAAAGCTCGGCCTAAAAATCTAGCTTGCTTCTCTTTGTCGTGCTTACACGTATTGAATTCCTGTGAATTCTTAAAGAGATCATATTCTCGATCAATTGCTACCTTAATTTGCGTAAGTTCCACTTCGATCTCCTTTTTATGGGAAATCTTTTTATAACACATCAAAACTAACTATTAGTGAGTTCTTAAGTTAAAAATTGATACCGAGATTATCAAAAATCGATGATGCAAAATCGACTACATCTTTTCCGATTTCTACAATCAAATCTGTCACATCGACTGGATCAGGATTCACAGAATTAAGCACAGTATTTTCTTGCTTTTGCGCATCCTCGGTATCTAATTGCTCATCATTATTAATCTGTTCATTTTGATTTTGCATTATGCTAATTATTCCTCAAAAGTCTGAAATCGCGGAGGAGCAAATAATGCCGTCTTATCTTTTCTACAAATTCTTTCAATTCTCAAACCAAAATCTGTAGCCGCTTTTTGTTTTTCATCTTCTGTTGAATAGAGAGGTGTCTCATACGCCAAACCACTTACATGACCAAAAAAGTGATTGATATGGTAATTCAGTATTAAATTTTCCTTATCTTGATCTAATGGAATAAGTAACTTTTCAAGCAAATCAAGAGGCTTAATACAGACTGTCTTTCTAACATGATTTGATATGCTGCACTATTAAGCTTTTCACAGACCGTTGATTCTTTTTCTTCAGCATGCAATAGACTTCCAAATGACATTAAAATTATTATAAATATTACTCTCACTCACCTATCTCCACATATACGAATCAGTAGCCCAATATAAGCTAACGGGATTCTTCAACATTTTCAGCTAAACACGTAGCTAATATCGTTGCATAGTCATATGTCATCTGCGAAGTATATTCTGAAATATCCTGATCCTTAGCTTTGTAATCATTATTTCTATAAATTTCTTCAACTATTTCCTTAAAATCTTTAGTTAAGGTTTTACCTGTATCAAAATCTGTGTATAAAACTTCTAATCCTTTTACTCTTTCTAAAGCAATTTCTTTAGGAACATTGTCAACTTTCCAAAATGCGGTCATTACATAAATTTGTGCTTTTTTCTCACAATATCCTGCATGCCCCAAAATAGGTAAAAGTATTAAAGAAAGAAGTATTTTATTCATGTGCTACGCTTTAATAAATTTAAAGCCCGCGAATGCGAGCTTTATCTACTTAGTGAATTACTATAACTTCGTGCACTATAGCAGAACTATGCCATATCGCGTTTAAACGATCAAGGCTTTATTTCGCATACTTGTCATTAATATAATCGCATACGGTAGTGGCTGTTACTAAAGGTGTTAATTTATTTAATAGTTCAATTAAACTTGGTAAATTACGAGTACCTAAATATTCAACTTCATCGCCTATTGGGCTAAACTCAATTAAATATTTTGGTAATGTAGTATTTTTTGAATCACGACTGTTAACATAAATTTTTATAGGATCTCCTAAGATGTTGTCATTCATAGCATAAATACCTGATGTTGAATTATATTCAAGAATTTTCAGTACTTTGCTAATGTCTTCTTCATTATTTAAAGCGACATTGTGATCTATAAAATCATTTTCTCTTTGCCAACCATCTTTATAATCAAAACTCCATATTTCACTCATTTTTACACTATTGTTAGAAAGTTATATTTACCAAGAAGGTAGAATCTAGCACAACTAGCCATGATATTCACTTGACCTTTAGATTGATTGGTAATAGCCGCAACTGCGCTCAATGATCTATTCTCTACCTTATGCTTAACAAGGCACATCACAGCAAACTTAGTTATATAATCACATTTGTCAGATTTAAATACATTCTTGAGTATTGATTGAATTTGATCCGCCTCATAATCATTAATTTCACAACGAATGTAAGATTTATCTTTTTGAACTTCTTTGCCAGCTTCACGCATTAACCAGTAAATTTGATTGATATGAAGACCATCAGGTAAATCCCCACCCTTCATACGAACCGTTTCGCACCACGCGCCAAATTGCTCCAACCATCCATCAATAGTGTATTTATACCAATCCATTTGTTGTGTTTTTAAAGCTGCACTCATCTTTCACTCACCATTTTCTCTATCTGCTGAACTGCTAAACCTGACTTCACTTGCTCTGTACTGAACCGTAAAACTGTAAAACCCATCATTGCTGCTTCGTTGTATTTCTCCATATCCCCTATATAGCCCTTGCCTCTTGTATGACGGCCTCCGCTCCAGATTCCGCCTTCAACTTCAACCAGTATCTTTGTTCCCGTAATTGAAAAATCTGCTCTCCATTTGCGTTTCGGGTGAAATTTATATTCCTTCTCAAAACTGATCTTGCATGCTCTTAAGTGTGTTGCGAGTATCGTCTTGCCTTCACTTGGCTGTCTGGTACCTTGCCTTGCTGAACGGCGCTTCTTTGTCTTCACTGGAAATAATTCACGGTATTCAGCTACACTCATGCTAGGCATGCATACGCCCTTTCAAAAGCGTAGAGCTCACCTTCCAAGAGCGCTACGTTGACATCGTAGAGGTTTGTCATGCCGTCCCCTGCAATGTGCCTTTGAACCCGACTTGCTTGAGATAACATTCCCATTGTTTGGCCTGAACTGGATCGCTAAGTTTCACGGCGATACGTGCTGCAAGTTGATCATAGCTTTCCCCTGCAGCAGCAAACTGGCTTGCGAACTCAGGATGTTGTGAAAGTTTTTGAGCAAAGGTGTGAACTTGTTTATCGCTCAACTGGTGCGGTGCGCTCGGCGAGCACCGAACTGACGACCCTGAATTTCGGAAACCTGTCTGTTCACGTGCTTGGTATTTGCTACATGCATTGATTAACCAGTCTGCAAAGTGGTAATGCATGAGTTCATCACAAAGATTCTTCTCTGAGTTGTAGAGTTCAAATGCTCGTAACTCCCGATCGAACCAAGCCGCGTTTTTGATTTGCTCGTAAGTTCCCTGATCAGTTGCCAAACGAATTTCTTCACCAAGTTTTTTCAAACTCAACCATGTTTTTATATTTTTAGATTCTTCTGATAGATTCTTTGGTAGATTCCGTGTCCCAACGTTGGGACTGTTTAATGGGATTGTTGGTACTCTTTCCTCGGAACAATGGTACTGTTCCGTTGTTGGTACTGTTCCAACATTGGTACCCTTTAAATCGGTACTTTCCTGCAGTAAGTATCCCGTTGTTGGTACCCTTTTATTTTCGCGTCCCAACACACCAATTAATTTATAGATTTTTACCTGTTTGGTTTTACCCGTGCGTTCACCCGTATCGGAGATCAGACCATCTTCAATTAATTCGGCAATAATCTTCATTACCGTTTTTCGGTCAAGATTGGTGTCATCTTCTAAGCGTTTAACACTCGGATAGTATGTATGTTCTTCACCAGCACGATCTGCTAATGACAACAAGACGAGTCGTTTAAGCGGCTTTAGACTGCCGCCCTTACGATCACTGAACTGGACTTCCCAAGCCCATTTGGTGGCATCTAGACTCATAAGCCCACTCCAAATAAATCGGTTTGTTGGGCGTTTGGAGAAATCCAAAGGCATTCTTGACGACTCACGCCCCACGCCCCCTCTATTCCCTGAGGCCTGTACAGCTTTAGTTTTCTTTACCCAGTGTGTTAAGCGTGAGTTGTAAATCTCATGGTCCTAACCAGATAAAATGACTTTGCCTTTGACCTGGTTTAATAGATCTAATAAATCGATATGGTCCTGATCACTCATTTCATATCGATAAGCCGTCATGTTTGATGTTCGAGTACTTCTTACATACGGTAGGTCCACAAAAAATAATGTGTTCTCATCATCATATTGGCTAATTACTTTTGCAGCTGGCTGGTTTTCAATAAGAACCTGTTTTAAGCGCTCAGCAAACTGCAATAATCGATTTGGATAACGTTCCCATAACGCTATTTCATAATTCTTTTGTCGGCCTCCCGCCATTCTAAAACCAGTTTTTCCTTTAGTTGCTCCAGCTGAACCAAAGCCCATTTGTGCTCGAATGATCATCCTTCTCGCTTTTTCTACAGGGTCTTCAGTTTCATCGTAAGCATCATAGAATTCAGTGCGAGAAAATGGCGTTAAATATAATTTCTCTTCTAAACATCTTCGTTGCTCCGGCTCTCTAAGTACTTTGAATAAATTCACGACTTCATTATCTAAATCGTTATAGACCTCAATAACGCTAGGTTCTTTAGTAAATAGAACGGATGCTCCTCCACCAAATGGCTCAACATAAGTTTTGTGAACGGGAAAATGTGAGATAACCCAATCAGCGATCCGGAACTTTCCACCGTGATAACGGATGAGCGGATGTTTTAAACTGCTCATGACACCTCCGCCCATGCTAACTCTTCTGCAGTTAATCGACGTTTTAATTGGTTTTCTGCAACTGTGGCATGACGTATATACCTCGCACCTGATGTCCAAACCTTTCCATTAGTGTCAGTCATAGAGACATAATCACCAAGGAAGTCACTTTTTATTTCAATGATGCAGAAAATATTGTCGCTACCAAGCGGTCCTATAATGTGGTTTTGAATAACCACCATGTCACCTACTACAAATTCTTGTGAGTTGAGTTCGGTTGGTTGTTCTGATAAATTATTTGTGTTCATTTGATTCACCTCAATTGAATGCCTAAAAGCCTGATTGCCGAGATCAGGCTTTTTTAATATCCAAGCTTTTCTTTTTGACCACTGATTTCGTCATGAAATAAGTCATCCACCGTTTCTATACGGTTCATCCAGCTTTTAGACATAACTAAAAGTACAGCAACACGTTCTTTATCAATGCTCTGATAATCTTTAGGAACAACTTTTAACCCAAGTAAACTCAATAGCTCGCAAAACATTTCAATTTCATTCAAGCCATTGTTTTTCTTATCCGTTTTAAGCCGAGTAATAGTGCTCGGATCAACTTTTAATTGTTCAGCAATCTCTTTTTGATTGCTAATATCAAGACCATGCAATATGCGGGATACTCCATTTCTCGCGCTTGCAGATATATCAACTGATAATTTGCTCATGGTTAGGTCCTAAGCAGATAAATTCTTAAGTTCTTTTAAGGCAGGACAAAGATCGACTGCTTTAAATTCACCGTTAGTAGCTTTTTCAGCCTTGATTGCAACTTTGGCTGACATACTCCAACGACCAGATGTGTAACCACTAATGTTTGATTGACTAACATTAAGAGCTTTTGCTGCGGCTACTTGACCACCAAAATGCTCTACAAGATTTTGGTAAATGGTTTCCATAGTCATCCCTCAAATATAAGTAACCCAAGAAATAATATTAGCATTCTAATATTTATCCAATAAGTATTCTAATTTGATTGGATATTAGTTCTCTAATATTCTTTATCTGAAGTAAAGGATATTTTTTATGATTGGCAAGAGACTCAAAGAAGCTAGAAAAAAAGCAGGTAAATCACAAAAAGATGTGGTTGAGGCTGTTGGTATAACTCAATCAGCTCTTAGCCAGCTTGAAAATGGTTTAGTTACTTCCTCTTCACATTTACCTTCAATTGCAAAATATTTGGGTGTTGATTCTTATTGGCTTCAAACAGGAATTGAATCCAGTAATAATAATTTTTCAAATAATCATAGTGAAAGTAATGTTTCTGTGCCTACCCATCCTTTGTGTGCTATTCCTCTTTTAGATTATGTACAAGCTGGGTTATTCCATGAAGTTGGGTACGATGGGGTAAATCCTTTAGGTACAACTTGGACTACTTATCAAGGTGCACGCCCTGAGTGTGTTTTTTCTTTAAAAGTCGAAGGCCTAAGCATGGCCCCAGAGTTTATGCCTGGTGATGAGATTGTTGTTGATGGAGCATTAGAAGCCAAACCTGGATCTCTTGTTATTGCTCAAGAAGTACAACATGGTGTTGCTAGAACAACTTTTAAAAAATATAGAGTGATTGGGGTGAATGAGTTTGGTGTTGATATCATTGAATTAGTTCCATTGAATCCAGACTTTCCAACACTCAACTCTACACAAATAGAAGTATCGATTATTGGTGTAGTTGTTAGGCACAATAGAGAAGTCAAATATTAAAAAGAAACTCATATGATTTTATTAAGAAATTTAGGAATCTTTATAGGCTTACTCCTTATTAACTTTAAAGTGAATGCTGTAATTTATAGTGGATATAGAGTTACAAGTAGTCCATCAACTAATAGCCCAGCATCTACACTCTTTATAATAATTCTTGGAATTGGTGCCTCCTACTTTTACTACAGGTCTATAAAAAAATGGGTCAATCGAAAAAAGGCGGGTGAAAAACCAGAACGTTTGTATGGTTTAAGTGATTGGGGTGTAATGTTATTTGTATTTGCACTCATGGCATTATTTGCTTCTGGATTGGTCTTTGAAGTAATTGGTGCTTACGGTGGCAGAGAACTAGTTAGAGAAATATGGTATTGGATTTATTTGGGCCTTTTTTCATTGCTATTATTGTTATATAGAACTTAATTTTTTATAAAAAAATATTTTATTTTAAAAATACGAATTTTTATCTATCCCACTAACAAGTGGGTTTTCTTTTGTTTTCCTTCACTAAAAAATAAGCAAACTAATATTTATTAGCACAATCCATTGACTACTAATATTATTTTACTAATATTTTTCTCACAAACAACAAAAAGCCCCGGAACTTTGGACGGAAACGGGGCTTTGCAAAACTGCGAGATAAGTATGAAACAAAATACTATCCTTAGTCAAACGACTGCACGCTTATATCAACACCCAACTGTTGAAGAACAGCGCCCTTCTCGTTTCGCCACTATTAAAGCAAACGTCATCGACTTCCTTATATTCATTGCCCTTTCATTCATCCTTTGGGTGATTGCTGTAGCCGCTGCATCTTGGATGATGGGAGGCTAATCATGAATACTCAATTCAAACCACACCCAGATGGTATTAAAGCCTATATCGGTCATGACCGCTTAACTGGTCTCTACTCTGTACGTATCGGTTGGACTGTTTATGCAGCTAATGCAAACGGGAGTGTGCTGTACACAGTAAAAGGTGAAGTGAAAACACCTTTAAATGTTGAAGAGTTTAAGACGAAGCGCCCTAAGGTTTATGCAACTTTAATGAATGAGATTAGCTTCCAGCGCAAAAAAGCATTAGCAATTGCCCTACAACTTAACAACATTCCTTCGTATGACCGCAAGGCTTATAAAAAGAAGCGCGGCTTTACAGGTTCAAAATAAGGATAAGAAAAAATGAATGCAGCAATTAATCCAACCGTTTTAAACAATGAAAGTGCTAACCACTTTGAACAGTTAGCAGCGATTAGCGTATCTGGACATATCGAAAAGAAAAACAACATGTCATATCTGTCTTGGGCTTGGGCCGTGGACAAACTAATGCGCATAGATCCACAAGCAAACTGGGCTTTTCGTGATCCAATGACTTTTCCAGATGGATCTATGATGGCTCATTGTGATGTCACCGTATTTGGTAAAACCATGTATATGTTCTTGCCTGTCATGGACTATCGGAATAAAGCGATTGCTAATCCAAATGCTTTTGATATCAATAAGGCCATGATGCGCTGTCTGGTTAAAGGCATTGCCGTACATGGTTTAGGTCTATACATCTATGCGGGTGAAGACTTACCTGAGGAAGAAAAGACTCAGCAAGCAGCTCAACCTCAACAGCAGCAAACACCACAAAACCAACAACACCCGAATGCAGCCCAATAACTTACGGCTGAATTCCAGCAAGCATTACAGGCAATTCATCACACACAAAATGAAGCAGATCTGGCCACAATCTATAAACGCTTCAAAGGTACGAGCTTTGAAAGCCAGATTGTGAAGGCATGTAAGGCAAAAAAGGACATGGAGGGATGGAGCGCTTAGGTACCTATATCTTTAGGTATGTTGCCAAATTACATGGCAACGGCACTCTAAGGGGTCGCATTGAAGCGTCCTCTGCCCTCCACGCCAAACAACGTGTCATGCAGAGCAATGAGCTGATTAAGGATGCTCATATCTCTTTACTCAAGAATCAGGCTTCTGCCCGTAAACAGGCTTTTGAAGCCATGGAGGAATTCATATGAGCTTCCGCTACTCATCTACTGCCCGAACCCTAATTGTATTCGGCAATCTGATGAACCATTACTACGACAATGTAAACCCGTCTCAAATCGGCAACTTGGTTGATGAGGCGAAATTTAAAGAAGCGACTTGGAGAAAGTAAGGAGGAGGTAAATGTTAAAAGATCTGAGAAATCTATCTGATGCAGAGCAACAAGAATATTTGGATCGCTTCATAATGGCTAATGAAGAACAGAAGTTCCCTCAAGAAGTTGTGGCACTTTATTTAGATTGCTCGCCTTGGACATTAGCTAGAATGCGTTGTGATCAATCATCACTGCCTTTTTCGAAAATTGGAAGACGTGTTTCATATAAAAAGAAGGACGTTTTGAAGTATGAGCAAAGCAAGACTGTGCTTAATACAGCACAACTTGCAACAGTTTAAGGCGGTTAAACCGCCTTTATTTCTTTTAATCTTTCTGCCCAAACAGATTGGTAGTTGAAGCAATCAATCTTTCCTTGATAAACCGCCTCAATCATATTCATCGAAGCTCTTAATTCCTCATCCGGAATTTGAACATATCCACCTGTCACATCAATTCTTGGTTTAGCCGTGTGATTAAGAAGTCTTTTTGTCACATAAATATTAAATCTTAAAAGGTTGCATATAGTGGCAAATGTACGGCGGAAATCATGCATTGAAACGTAATAGTCAACTTCCTTACCCACTCTATTCAATAATGTATCTACCTTAGTTGCATGCATATTCCACGAAGTAGGCATCTTAGTAGCTGGGAAAATCCAATCGTTTTCTCTTAATAACCAACGTTCACGCAAAATACTGTGTAGATGATCACCAATAGGAAAAGTATGATCTGAACCATTTTTGGTATCTCTAAAAGTTAAGGTACCATTTTTAATATCTACATCAGCCCACTTTAGACAACATGCCTCCTGTTTATGGCATCCCGTATAGATACACATCAATACGATATCCCGATGCGTGTTTGACCTAGCAGTATTTTCCAGATTTAACTCATCTTCATAATGAAGCACCGCATTGTAATATTTGTGAATGATGTCTTTATGGAGATGTCTATCCCTAGTTGCTATTTTATTCCAACCTCTTGTTACGGAGATAATGTCAACTGGATTACTTTTAAGGATCGGGTTCTCATCTGTTGAATAAAGAACATGAATATACTTCCATAAGGTACCTAATAGAGATACAGCACCATTTGCTGACGACTCACTTACTTCTGATACCTCAATAAATCGGTCCAATACTTCTTGTTTAGATATCTGGAAAAGTTTTTGTTGCCCCACCCTAAATATAAATTAAAGTATTTATGGTATTGCCTAATCGTTTTAGGCCTAAAGTCATTTCTATCAATATAAATTTGAAGAGCTTCATTCACTGTAATATCTAAAGGATTAGCAACATTCTTTAATTTGATAGGCTTTTCATATTCATTGTTTGAAATTTTCGCCAGAATCATCTGAGCTTTTGCTCGAGCATTTGTTGCAGGAATATCGGTGGTTTTACCAATTGTCACTCGATAGAGTTAACCTTCATGCCTCCTTTCAACAATATAGGTTTTACTTTTATTAGTTACCCGAACAGCAAAACCGATCAGTTCTGCATCTCTATATATTTTTTGACCTTTTTCAGTTAATGGAATAGCATCAAAAGTAGATTTGTTGAGTTTCATGTCTTAAACCTGTTTTAGCGAACTTTGATTTAACCATGTTTCTCAACAGTCTACAAATAGTCTACAAGCGTTTTTAGCTAACCATAAAATACGTCATTTTCTAATAATAAACCATTGTTTTAATTCACTTTAATAAAAATATAAAAACCACAGGCGTATTATAAAAGAAGTAGAATCCGCCTAATCTGGTTTGGATTGTAAATGGTTGGAACAAGACTTAAACCTTTGTACTTTCAATAGGTTAAAAATTTCAGGTAGCTGTATATGAATGTATTCATTTGCTCACACTTATAGGATGCATGTTTTTAAGCCCCATACATATCAACTTACTGACTTTCGTAATTCTATCATTTCCCACAGATGCAAATAATGTATTAAATGAAATACTTCAGGTTATTATTTTATAGATGGGCTGGATTTAAAGTATTAAAAAAGCCTATTCATATGTGAATAGACTTTTTAGTTTTTATCAATTATTCGTCTTACTATGAATACAAGTTATGCTAACTTCTTTGCTTCTAAATAGTGAATATCAGCAATTTGTGCATCCCAAAACTCATTCCATAAAGCACAATAATCCATACAAAGCGTTGTTAAGCTCTCATAGTCTTCTTTAGTTATTGCTTGCGCTAACGCAAACCAGAGATCATCTTCATGATCATCATCTGCTGCTTCTGAGGTTTCGTCAGTAGATACCCCATGAACATGGTAATAGCCGCCACCTTCAACATCGACGCCAATGGCTTTAGTCGCTTCACGAAGTGGTGGGCTAAAAAGAATCACTTCTTCTTCGGCCACTGCAAGTAAGGCAACTACTTTAATATAACTATCATAAGATGATTCTAGAAAATTTCTTACCTGATCTGCAATTTTTGAAGGTTGATACTCTCTACGGTCCTTCTCACTCAAACCATAATCATTCAATAAATCTTCATATAAAGGATAATGCGCATACTCCGGATTACCTAGATAATAATTGTCCAGGTCTGTTCCTGGTCTAAAACCAAATTCATCAAGTACATTTAAACTTAATAAAACACGTGGAAACATTTTAGCTCCAGAATGGAGTTTAGGCTCCAATTGTTTTGTCTGGAACTGGGCCATTAATAAGGCATCAGTAAAGATCTGAACAATCGCATGACGATATTCTAAATGAATTCTTGTTAAAGTGAATTTATCAAGCAATCCATTATTTAAAACTTCGATCGCCGGATGTTTACATACTGGTAATTCAGCAATTCTCGCTCTTAATTGTTTGAGAAATTTTAGATTTTCTTCCCACTGTTCTGTAGGAATACTATTCTTCATCCCCAGTAATGCCTTTTGTCTTGGATTATCGAAATCTTCAAATTTTTTTGACATAATCATTCTCAATAACAAATTAATTCTTATAGTTAGGTTATGAGTTCCCCATTATTTTAATCATGCATTCATTTGCTACTAAATAAAATTGTATACTCATCCCTAAACAATTTGATATTAGGTTTATTATTACTACAAATCAATGGATAATTTAATGAATTTTTTTAATGAATCAAATAACAATTAATATCGAAAAATACTATTTTTTTAGGCTCTCACATGTTGTATTACATTAGCGTTTTCAATATGATTAAACTGACTTTTGCCAGAGCACTAGCCTTAAAAAAGAAACGGATTTCAAAAGATTTACTACGGGGAAATCGATGTCAAAAAGAGACACTATTATAAAAACAGCAACTGCCCTTTTTAATGAAAAAAGCTATAACTCTATTGGAGTGGACAGAATTATTGCTGAATCTAATGTTGCAAAGATGACATTCTACAAGTATTTTCCTTCAAAGGAAAAGCTAATAGAATCATGCCTTTATAAAAGGAATTCTGATATACAGTCTGCTATATTAGAAAGAATCAATACCAATGACCTACCTTTAGTTCAACTCAGAAGCTTATTTAATTGGTATATTGACTGGATTTACACAGAAGACTTTAATGGATGCTTATTCAAAAAGGCAACTATGGAAGTAGTACAACTTTACCCATCCGTTAAAAATCCTATTAATGAATATAGAGAATGGCTCTATGAGCTTGTTTTTTCTATTTTAATTAAAATTCAGGTAGAAGACGCAGCTGCATTAACCAATCTATTTCTTAATATCCTCGATGGAGTTATTAATGATGGAACAATTGATAAAAATTTAATTAATGCTGAAAAAACTTGGTCTTATATTAAAAAAATAATCGATCTTGAGAAAATTGAGGAATTAGTCGCT